ACTTTCTACCATATCATATTCATTCCAATCGTTTGCAGTTTTTCCTCTACAATCAAAAACTATGTCATATTCTTCTGGAATATCTTTTGGTTCAAAGTTTCCTTCAACGAAATTTACGATATCTGATTTTAAAAATGTATCTCTAAGTAATCCTGGATCGTAATGATATGCCATTCCACCCCCACCAAGTTTGTATAATAATTCATTATTTTTTCTTGCCCAATTCTTATAAAAAAATCCAACTTTAGGGGTAATACCTGCAGGGTTGTCTAATCTTTCATCTACTTTTAATACTTTACGAATTGCATTAGATACATTTATTGTAGTTCCTTGCCCTACAATTTCTCTTTTTATTTTTGGATCATGGAATACTGTTATTTCTATATTTTTTAATTCTGGACAATCGTAACAATCTGCAAAATCCCATAGTGAATATAATGACATTAAAGATGATATTACTCCAGCATTACCACTTCCAATAACAGCTATTTTTCCATTCATACTTAAGACTAAATTCTAATACTATTTAAGCAATATTAAAAAGTTAAATATAATTTAAAATTGTATCACATTTTACAAAACTACTTGACTATATAGAACTGATGGTCTATAATTACCATACGTTCATCCAATGCTCAGCACTATGCTGGCACTCACGCTTGCCTCTCATGATCCGTCACCCTATGGGTGGCATGTTTCCTGTGAAGCGTTTCTACAAGGAAGAGATGAGATTCTGATGGATCCTCATCTTGATCGTAGAACTAAGTATAATCTTATCGGTTATCTTAAATCTAAAGTAGAAGGTGAGTGTAATCAAGTGTTGATCTAGGACGCAAGTAAGTCGCGGAACGGAGCGTTCATCCTATGTTATCATTACTATCAGTTTTATTCATGCATGTTCCACCTGAGATGTATCTTAGGTGTGAAGATTATGAATGGCTGAAGCAAGGGTTGGAAGAGTCAACTCTTTTCACTCCTGCTGAGAAAACTGAAATCATCCTTAAATGGATTGAGCACACAGATCCTCATTGTTTTGATAACAAGGACGCACACGACTGAAGGAACGGGAGATTAAATTCACCCTAGTATTTCAGGAGAAAACCAATGAATCTTCTCAATCTTTACAGCAACAGTACTTCTTATCGTGGTGTTTCTTATAATCCTAACGAAAAGAAAGCAACTGAAATGAGAACCTTCGTCGAAACTTATCGTGGTATCAAGCACGAAGAAACCAAGGAGGTTATCAAATGAAGAAAGTAGTTTCACCTAACTGGCTCTCTGTCATCAAGGCAAAGCAAGTCAAAGAAACTAAACTACATAATGCTCAACTTTGTATGGCAGGTCACTGCCCAGCAAAGGTGAAGTAATGGAAGACTACACATATCATCACGATGATATGGATAAAGATAACAGACCACCTGCCTGCTATCAACTAACTTATAGAGGGTGTAGGTACTGGTCTTGTTATCGGATACACTTGCGAGAGTGGTTTGAGGATATGTTATCCGTACAACCTATTTTCAATAGGAGGGGTTGACCACCCCTCTTTTTTTGTGTATAATTAGACTAGTAGATTCTGTATCATGGAAAGAGAAAAACTAAAATTGATCATCAGAAATCTTGAACTTCTTTTAGAAAGTTTGAAGTCTGAAGTATATTCGGAACCCGAAGCATATCTACAAAAGAGTTATCCAGAAATTACGGATTATGATGAAGTGTTCATTGGTGATGACGATGGTTATCCAGACTGAGGAGAAATTATGTACGAAGAATTAAATTGTTTCGAAGAAGCATTAAAACACTTTGGCACTCGTGTAGATGTTATCATTGCTATGGAAATGTCAAAGAGACTTCCCCCTGAGGAAGCATATCAACGAATTAAAGATGAGTTGAAAGAAGTTAAAAATTGTCGTAAAAAGTATAAAAAAAGTGAGGATTGTAAATGAACGTTAAACTAATTTCTGTTACTCCTGATGCGGAGAAAAATATTGCTTATTGTGCTAGGGTAAGTAATCCTGCAAATCAAGAGAACGAGAATAGTGCAAAACTTCTTGCATATTGTATTAAACATAAGCACTGGAGTATCTTTGAGCAAGCATTTATGACTCTAGAGATTAATACTACTAGAGCTATTGCAGCTCAAATACTGCGTCATCGTTCGTTCACATTCCAAGAGTTTTCACAACGATATGCAGACTCTTCTTTGTTGGCAGATCAGATTCCTCTATTTGAACTTCGTCGTCAGGATACAAAGAATCGTCAGAATAGTATTGACGATGTTGATCCTTCTATTCAACAGGAACTTGAGATCACTATTCAGAGACACTTCCAGAGTGGTATGGACATCTACAAGCACATGCTAGAGATGGGAATCGCAAAGGAGTGTGCTCGTATGGTACTTCCACTTGCAACACCGACTCGTATTTACATGAGTGGATCACTTCGTTCTTGGATGCATTATATTGATTTGAGATCTGCTAACGGAACACAAAAGGAACATATGGATATTGCAAAAGAGTGTCAATGTATTTTTGCTGGTCAGTTTCCAACTATCTCAAGTGCTCTCGGATGGACAGAACATAATAAATAAATTATACAAAAGAGTTCAAAAATGAAAGTAATTTCAGATATTGATTATGATCATATTGCAAAGCTTATTCAGAGAAATAATATTGTAGCAATATATCAAGGAAAAGATGAAGGTGGACCTAGAGCTCTTGGTAATAGGTCTTTTCTTTTCAATCCATCAACTGATGGTATGAATCATATTATTAATAGAATGAAAGGTAGAGAATGGTATAGACCTGTTGCTGCTTCTGTACTACATGAAAATTTTCATCAGTGGTTTAATGCTAACCATGTAAATGAATCCCCCTTTATGGTGTATGCAGTTCCCGTAAAGGAAGATAGTGTAGAAAAAATAGCACCAATTGTTCATGAAAATAATACTTGTAGAGTACAAACAGTAAAAAGTAGTGATAACTATCACTATTACAATTTGATAAAAGCATATAAAAAATTGACAGGTATACCGATAATTGGTAACACTTCATTTAATCTTGGAGGGAAACCAATCATCAATACTTTAAAAGAAGCACTTAATACTATTCAAAATTCTAAATTTGAATATCTTTATCTTCCAGAGAAAAAAACTTTAATCTACGCAGAAAACAAGGAGTAAGGTAATGTATATTTTAGGAATAAACATATCTCATGAAGCATCTGCGTGTCTTTTAAAGGATGGTGAAATAGTTTATTACATTGAAAGTGATAGAATTTCTGGTGTAAAGAAAACTGATATGGGTTATGGTCTACCAAAAATCGTCAATGGTAAACTAACCACTGAATTCTCTCACCAAATTTCATCAATTAAAAAATATACTTCAGAAGTAGACTATGTAATATTTTCATCATATGGTAGAGATCCTATTGATGTTGATGAACATATTCGAAGATGTGTTATTGATGAGTTAACAAGGAACAATATTAAGTTTAAAACGTCAGTATTTTATTCAGAAAATCATCACATTTATCATGCATGTAATGCATTTTATGCATCTGGATTTGATGATGCTGCTGCTTTAGTGATGGATGGTGGTGGTGCATATGATACTGAATATAGGGAAAGTTTTACTTCAAAAAATGTTCCAATAGATTTTCCTTTTAGAGAAGTTGAAACAATTTATGATTGCTCCTATGATGGTATAGAACAAAAGTATGGGCACTATTCACTCCTAGATGATTTGGGGGATGGTGATGAAGAATTTATTTTCTGGAAAAAATCTGATACTGAAATTTTCTCTCGTACAAGAAGTTGTGGAGATTCATTTACATTCTTAGCACACATTCTTGGAATGAAGTTTGATAAGGGAACTCCAGCTGGAAAAGTTATGGGTTTATCTGGTCACTTTTTAAAATCAAAAAACCCACAGATTAACTTTAGTGTTGTTAAAGACTACTTGAAGAGATATGAAGTATTTACTGAAGATTGGTTTGTAAAGTATGATGATGAATGGATTACCCGCCCAGGTCTTGAGGAATCAATTAGGGATTTAATAAAAACTAAAAAAATTGATGTTTCATTAGATAAACCAGATATTAATTTCTATATTTGTGCTGCTCTTGCACAAAAACTTCAAAAACAATCATTCATTCATACTTGTAGATTAATTAATAGAGCATTAGTAACTACTAAGAAAAAGAAAATTGTATTATCTGGTGGATATTTTATGAATTGTGTTAATAATTATAAGTATACTGAGGTATTTCCTGACGTAGAATTTTTTATTGACCCAATTCCTCATGATGGAGGCACTGCAATTGGAGCAGCTAAATATTTTTGGTATAACTTTACAAGAAGCAAAGATAAAAAACCATTTGAAAACATTTACTTTGGACCTTAATTTATGCAAATAAAATATGATGTGACCTATGAAAATGTAGTAGAACTTTTACTAGATAAAAAAATAGGAGCAATATTTCAAGGAAGATCTGAAATTGGACCAAGAGCATTAGGCAATAGATCTATTATTTTTGATCCAAGAATTTCTAATGGAAAGGATATTGTAAATAAAGTAAAAAAGAGAGAAAGTTTCAGACCATTTGCGGCAAGTGTGTTGGAAGAACATGCTCATGAATGGTTTGATATGATAGGTCTTAAAAGTTCTCCTTTCATGACCTTCAACTTAGACACAAAAGTAGAAAAAAGGAAACTCATTCCCAGTGTTGTTCACGTTGACGGAACGTGTAGAATACAAACTGTAAACCAAAAAGATAATTATCACTATTATAATTTGATAAAAAGTTTTTATAATGAAACAAAAGTTCCTTTGGTATTAAATACGTCTTTCAATTTGTCTCGTCAAGCAATTGTAGAGAATATAAAACAATGTATTTGGACTTTGAAAAATTCTGAAATGTATTATGTTTATTTTCCCGATCTTAAAATGCTGGTAGTAAAATGAATTTAGTAGCTTTTTCCTTAGCTGGACACGATGTTGCATCGTGCATATTAAAAGATGGTGAGGTATATGAATATCTTTTAGAAGATAGGCAAACTGGAATCAAGAATGATAACAATATTATCTTTTCTGTCAAAAGAGTTTTTGAGTTTCATGAAAGATATGGAATTGATCATATTATAATTGCCAATGGAAGTGACGAAGCAATAGAAATATTAAAATCAATACTCTTGAAGTATCGAATGGATAAAATTCCATATACACTTGATATTTGGGATCATCATTTATTTCATGCTGCTTCTGGATATTATGCATCTGGATTTGATGAATCGATTTGTTTAGTAATGGATGGATGGGGAGCAGATCATAGAATCCATCAAATATTTGGTAAGATGCTTAAGAATACTAAAATTAGTGATGAACAAATTGAAAATCTAGAAAGAGCATTTGCAAATGTAATGTTCTTGGAAACAACAACAATATATGAGGCATCTGGTCGAGATATAAATCAACATTATAAGAGTTATCTTCTTCCAATTCCATCATCTCACGAATTTTGTACATATCAATTCCCTGATGAATTTATTGAATTATTCTATAGTGAAGAAAGCCTTGATGTAAATTCTGCATATGATATTGGTATCATGTATGGAACTATAACAAGACATCTTGGTTGGTATAGAGACGAATGTGGAAAGACAATGGGTCTTGCTGCATATGGAAATTATAATCCAGATCTTCCAGAGTTTACTTTTGACAATAAATTGTATGCTAATATGAATCTATTTCATAGTCATAGAGCTATTAATTTATTGAATTATCCTATCATGAAGCATGATGGTGATTTCCAAAAGAAAGCAGATATTGCATATAAAATGCAAAAATGCGCCGAAGAAGCAATTCTCAAAAGAGTTAGAATGATTATGGAGAAATCTCCAGATACGAAAAATTTAGTATTTTCTGGAGGAGTTGCTCTTAATATTTGTGCCAACTCTTGTATAAAAAAAGAATTCCCAGATCTAAATGTGTTTATTGACCCCATTGCAGGAGATGGGTGTCAAGCATATGGAATAGCAATGCATTATTATATGAATGAATTCTGCGATGATGAAGATTGGAGACCTAAAAAAATGGAAACAACTTATCTTGGTCCAAGATACAATCTTAAAACTTTAAAGGCTGAGATTGAATACGAAGTTGCAAAAGAAAATTTAATGAGTTATAATTGATAGGAGTAACGAACAAAAAATGAAAAGAGCCTTAATTACTGGTGGAGCAGGATTTATTGCACACCACCTTATCTCTCAGATTCTTAAGAATACTGATTGGGAAGTTGTTACACTTGATCGTCTAGACTTCAGTGGAAATCTGAATCGTCTTCAAGATGTACTGAAAGATTTTTCTGCTGAAGATCGTGCTAGGGTCAAAGTAGTATTCCATGATCTTAAAGCAGCAATAAATCCCCTGATTTCTGCTGATATTGGTAAAGTAGACTACGTTCTTCACCTTGCTGCTGGTTCTCACGTCGATCGCAGCATTGAGTATCCTATGGAATTTGTCATGGATAATGTTGTGGCAACTTGCAACATCCTTGACTATGCTCGTAGTCTTGACAATCTTGAGAGATTTGTTTACTTCAGTACTGATGAAGTTTTTGGTCCTGCACCTGAAGGTATCAACTATGGTGAGAATGATCGTTACAATTCCACTAATCCATATAGTGCAACCAAGGCTGGTGGTGAAGAACTAGCAGTTGCATTTGAAAACACTTATGGATTGCCTGTTTATATTACTCATACGATGAATGTCTTTGGACAACGACAGCATCCAGAGAAGTTCATTCCAATGTGCATCAAACGGATTCGTGATGGAGAACCTATTACCATTCATAGTGATCCCACTAAAACTATTCCTGGATCACGGCATTACATCCATGCTGAGGATGTTGCAGATGCCCTTCTATTCCTTCTAGATCAACCTCCTGTAGTTGAGAGTAACTGGGGTGGTGCTAAGTGTCCTAAGTTTAATATCGTAGGTGCTGAGGAACTTAATAACCTTGAACTAGCACAGATCATTGCTGATGTTCAAGGTAAAGAATTGAAGTATGAGATGGTTGATTTCCACTCTGCACGTCCTGGTCACGATCTTCGTTATGCACTTTCTGGTGAGAAAATGAAGCAAATGGGATGGACACCTAAGGATATCCGAGGTCGTATCAAAGAAGTTGTTGAATGGACACTTGCAAACGAACGTTGGATTAAACTCTAAATACCTCTACAATTCAAAATAATTATGGCAACTTATCCTGTAGTTAATACAAAAACTGGTGAACAAAAAGAAGTCGTCATGAGTGTTCATGACTGGGACCAGTGGAGAGAAGATAATCCCGATTGGACTCGTGATTATTCTGATCCTTCCACTTGTCCTGGATCTGGTGAAATTGGTGAGTGGAAAGACAAACTTGTAAAGTCCAAACCAGGATGGAACGATGTACTTGCAAAAGTATCAAAACAACCTGGAGCACAAAACTTAAAGATCTGATATGGCTAGAAGAAAAAGAAACAATGATAACGTTGGTATCAATTCAGAATATCATCGGCAAGCTCTTAAAGGTAAGAAACCAATCAATACGGATCACCTTTTAGACATTGAACCATTAACTGATAATCAAAAAAAGTTATTTGAATCATATAAAGCTGGTAAGCACATTGTTGCATATGGAACAGCAGGAACAGGTAAGACCTTTATTACCCTGTATCATGCGATTAAAGAAGTTCTAAATCAGTTCACACCATATGAGAAAGTATATGTGATTAGATCTCTTGTAGCAACACGAGAGATCGGTTTCCTTCCTGGTGACCATGACGACAAGTCAAACCTGTATCAGATTCCATATAAGAATATGGTTAAGTACATGTTCCAAATGCCTTCTGATGCTGAATTTGAAATGCTTTATGGAAACTTAAAGACTCAAGGAACTGTTAGTTTTTGGAGCACATCATTCATCAGAGGAACAACCTTTGATAATGCAATACTTCTTATCGATGAATTTCAAAACTTGAATTTTCACGAACTTGATAGTATAATTACAAG